AAGTCAGGTTAATGGTTGTTATTTGAGACCTGTGTTAGAAGAATTTATGATTTATTATCATACTGCAGATAAAATAGTATGTCATAATGCAATGTTTGATTTAAATATGGTTAAAGTTGAATTAATGCGAATTATTGAAAATAATAAAGAAGATAAATTTACATTATTTTTAAATAATATAACAAGTGTAAATAATGTTTATTGCACAATGATGGAATCTATTAAATTTTGTAATATTAAAGCATTGAATAAAATTGGTAATGTTTATATTAAATATCCAAAATTATCAGAACTCCATTATAAATTATTTCAAGATTGCCCCAAAAATCTACATAATTCATTAAATGATGTTATTGTATGTTTAAGATGTTTTTATAAATTAAACACAGGACAAGATATTTTGACAAAAAACGAAATAATTAAAATTTTGTTTCAAGAATTACTCTTATAAATTTTTATATAATAAAAAATTATTTAATTATATAAAAAATAAAAAATTAAATTTATTATCAACACCCCCCCGACAATTAAACCATAAAATATTCACTACAACCAGGACATATATTTATACCTAATTTATTTACTAAATATATTTTGTCATTATCTATTAAATTTGTAACTTTGGCCCATTTCCATTCAACACATTCATCATTATTGGGCTTTTCAATTTGTTTTACATATCGGCAAGTCATTCCTATTAATCCTGTAATACAATCATCCGTTTTATAATTTACTGGTGTTTCATAATATCCATATCTTATGACACATTCATATTTTGTATTATGTATATCTTTAACAATATTCATAAATTCACTATCATCATTTAAAACATATCTACCTGTCATTTTTACAATAAAATCAGTATCATTTATTTTATATTTTTCTATACAATCTAACACATCTGACAATTCTTTATATCCCTTTTCAAACGGTTGTGAAATGTTATTTGTAGTATAATATACCTCACACCCTAATTCATCTAAATATGTATTTCTTATTCCGTTGTTTTCAACAATAATAACTTTGTAATTGTCAAAGTTTAAATTTTTTATTACTTGATTTAATTTATTAATACCATTGATATATTGTGATTGTCTTCTCAAACAATCATTAAATATACACGTAGTAATGATAAAATATATCATTTTATATTAGTATAACATTTATATAATTTTATCATAATATATACGCATAAATATATAAATATATATATTTTCAAGTTAAACTACTTAAATATGTATTACAAAAATAAACAATCAAATGAATACCAAATATAGTACGCAGAATGATTTATTACTACATAATTTAATGGATTTTTATAAAGATGAAAACAATTTGAATAAAATGTTAAAAATTATTACAGGTGAATCTAAAATATCATTGAGAATTGTTGATTGGTTCACTACAAATTACGCCAAAAAATATTATACATTATATAATATTGATGAAGTCAATAGATTTAAAGTTTATTTTGACTATAAATTGAAACTGAAAGCATATAGTAAGCGCAGGTTTGACCCTTTTTGTAGATGGGATAGGATAAGCGTTCCTTATAAAGATGGCAAGTTTATTGAAACAACTATAGGTCAGTTAAATTTTTTCAAATGGGCACTAGAAAATAATGTAATTAAATATATTGAATCAAACTATGAAGAAATTGAAAAGGATATGAATTTAAGAAATAGTACATCAAAAAGAAAAAGTTCTGTAACTAATTCAAAAACAAGGAAAAAAAGGGAAGAGTTGTCTGTTTCTGCAACAAAAAGTATAAAAAAAGAAGAGGTTGAAATTATTGTTAAATTTCATTAAAAAATTTAAAGATTATTTATTGTAAAATACTAATGGGGAATAGTAAATCTATCAATAAAGCAAACTATGAAGATATTCAATATATTTTAGATTATAAGTCAGATAAATTTTTATTAATAAATACATTAGGAGAGAATGAACAACAATGCATAATACCATACACTTGCACGTTAGATACAGAAACTAACATTATTAATGAATTGTTAAAAGAAGGTAAAACAAGCGCTAAAATTATTATTTATGGAAAAAATTGTAATGACGATACAATTTATAAAAAATATAATCAATTATTGTCATTCGGGTTTTATAATACATTTATATACACAGGGGGATTATTTGAATGGCTATTGTTACAAGATATATATGGTAATGAAGAATTTCCTACAACAAAAAAAGAACTAGATATTTTAAAATATAAACCACCCCAAATTTTTAAGTCAAATTTATTGGAATACTAATTATTTATTATTAATTTCATTTATTGTAGAATAAAATTATTAATTTCATTTATTAAAATATCAATTTGGTCAATATTTTTTTTAATATTTATATTACCATCTAAAATTAAAATATTATTCGCATCAATATTACTAATCATTTGCTCGTGATATTTTGAACATTCGTTTAGATAATCTAATTGAATATTACACTCTCCATTTCTAGAACGTTCTTTAATCCTATTAAAACAAATTTCTGGGTTAGTTTTAACATAAATAAATTTATTTATTGTAAAATCCTCTGAGAAACATTCAGCCATTTTTAAATATATTTGATAATTTACATCTTCTATTTTGTTTGAATCATATAACATTTTTGCGAATACCATTTTGTCTGTCATTAAACTTCTCTCTGTAATAATTATTATATCTTTTTCTAAAGGTGTATTATGAATAGCATCTTTCAATAATCTTAGTCTAGAAATATATGCCATTATCTGGAAACTAAAAGAATATTTCTCTTGGTCCATATAAAATTTTTGCACCATTGTGTTACCATATTTATCTTTTATATTCTCCCATTCATCTACTGGTTCTCTCAAAAATATAATATGTATGTTATTATTTTTATTGTAAAATGTTTTTAAATTTGTGAGAAGAGTACTTTTACCAGAACCTATATTACCTTCAATTGATATTATTTGCATTTTTGGCATTTTATATTCGCTCAGTCTATCGTATTGTATTGACAATTTTTATGTCAATTCTATATCAATTTTAAAATAAAATAAAAAATGATTTAAATGTTAACTTTTATCTTATAAAGAAGTAAAATATTTAAAATGGATTTAAATCAGCGAAAACTGAATAAATCTGAATGGGAATCAATTGAAAAACCAATAACCAAAAAAGAACACGAAATTATTGACTTAATTATTAAAGGTTATCATGATGTTAACATTAGAATTAATCATCACGAATCAATATTTTCGTATCTTAAAATTGAGTATAGTGTAAAAATGGAAGAATATATATACAACAAATATTTGAGTGAAAGTGTTGAAACAATTATAAAATTATATAAATTGGACGACATCAAGGTTAAAGTGGATACTAATATTAAAATAAGTTCTGCAGATAAAAGACGATTAGAAAAAAATAGTATAGAAAATTTGAAACAAAAAGATATTTATGAGTATATACTTTTATTCAATGTAAAAGAATTCTTATATTCAAAAACAGAATATGATAAAAATACAAATGAAACTAAATGTAAATCAAAATATATTTATCATTATTACACTTTATATAATTTAATGAAAAATAATATCGTTAAAATAAATAAATATATTATTGACTTTTGTATTTTAATTATTAATAAATATAAGTTAGAAATAGAAATAATTGACTTGGTTAAAAATTCTGTAGAATTAATTGAAAAAAATAATAATTTATTAAAATATCAAGATTTATCTTTGTATGATCATCAAAAAGACATTTTTACTATTGTAAAAAATAATAAAACACCAAAATTAATTTTATATATGGCACCAACTGGTACTGGAAAAACCCTGACACCTATCGGATTATCTGAAAAGTATAAAATTATATTTGTTTGTGCTGCAAGACACGTTGGGTTGGCATTAGCGAAATCTGCTATTTCTATGAATAAAAAAATAGCATTTGCGTTTGGGTGTTCTAGTGCGGATGATATAAGATTACATTACTTTTCCGCGAAAGATTATACAATTAATAACAAAACGGGAGGTATTAAAAAGGTTGATAATAGCAATGGTACAAATGTTGAAATAATTATCTGTGATATTCGTTCATTTGAACCTGCAATGTTTTATATGTTGGCTTTTAATAATAAAGAAAATTTAATTGTATATTGGGATGAGCCAACAATTACACTTGATTATAAAGAGCACGAATTTCATTCTATTATTAAAAATAATTGGAGCAAAAATTTAATTCCTACCGTTATATTATCTTCTGCAACATTACCAAAAATACACGAAATCGCATTTACAATCACAGATTTTAAAAATAAATTCATAAACGCAGAAATTTATAATATAGTAAGCAACGACTGTAAAAAATCAATCCCGTTAATTAATAAAGATGGGTATATAGTTCTACCGCATTATTTGAGTATTAATTATGATTATATAAAAAAAACAGTTGAACATTGTGAGCAATATTTAACATTACTTAGATATTTTGACTTAGAAGAAGTTGTGAATTTTATTATGTTTATAAATAAATCTTATGTAACAAATAAACTTAAAATAGATAAATATTTTGAGTCAATTGATGATATTAATATGAAAAATATAAAACAGTATTATTTAGTATTATTGAAAAATATTTTACCTGGAAATTGGTTTGATATATTTACTGCATTATCTTCTAAACGAAAAATAAAAATAATGGAAAATGATAAAGTGAATTTAAATGGAGAAAAAATATATAAATCAAATAGTGTTGGTCCAGGTATAACAAGTGAAAAATTATGTGGCAAAAATATTACCAAAATAAATACTGCTAATTTTGATTCTGGGAATATATCAAATACAAGTGGTACCGCAGGTGTTTATGTAACAACTAAAGATGCATATACTTTAACAGATGGTCCCACTATATTTATTTGTGATGATATACAAAAAATTGCTAATTTTTGTATTCAACAAGCAAAAATACCTTCATTGGTGATGGATGATTTGATGGATAAAATAAATTATAACAATATTATAAACGAAAAACTCAATAAGTTAACAAAAGAGTTAGATTATTTAAAAGAACAACAGGAAAATAAACTAAAGAGTGTTGTTGGAGACTCTGGTAAAGGAAAAACGACTAAAAATATTAGAAAATTTAATAGAGAAGCAGATAATGCTGATAGCAATAACACAGATATATCTAAATTAACACGCGAAACAGAACATTTAAGAACTTTTGTTAAACACGTAAATTTAAATGAGATTTTTATTCCAAATAAGCGCCATCATATATTAAAATGGGCTGAAAATATGCAACAACCCAATATTTTTACAAGCGACGTCGATGAACAATATGTACATGAAATTATGTTATTGTCTGGAGTAGATGACAATCTTAAAATTTTATTAATGATGGGAATAGGCGTATTTATTAATCATGAAAATATAAAATATACAGAAATAATGAAAAAATTAGCTGATGAACAAAAATTATATATGATTTTAGCATCAAGTGATTATATATATGGCACCAATTATCAATTTTGTCATGGTTATTTAAGTAAAGATATGAATTTGACACAAGAAAAAATTATTCAGGCTATGGGACGTGTTGGTCGAAATAATATTCAACAAACATATTCTTTGAGGTTTAGAGATGACGTTATGATACATAAATTATTCACAAATGAAGTTGATAAACCAGAAATTATTAATATGAATTTATTATTTAATTCAAATAATATTATATGGAATGGAGAGAGTTATGACGAATTAATATAATTTTACAACACGTTATATTTTATATAGTTTTTGAACCATATAAAATTAAGTTTTTATTTTTTTTATATTTTTTATATTTTTTATATTTTTTATATTTTTTATATTTTTTATATTTTTTATATTTTTTATGTTTTTTATATTTTTTATATTTTTTATGTTTTTTATATTTTTTATATTTTTTATATTTTTTATGTTTTTTATGTTTTTTATGTTTTTTATAATTTATATCACTATTATTTGGTTAGTATAAACAGAATATATGTAATTAATATTAATTAATAATACAAATAAAAACATATATATGTTTAATTACTATAAGCTAAACCACCCATACCACTCATAATACGAAGAACGTTATAGTTAGTAGCATATACACGCACCTTAGCTGTTTTGGTTCCTTCAACGGTAGCATTAGACAACACTAGTTGAAGAGTTGCGTTATCAATACGGGAAAAGTTACAAGTTCCACTTGGTTGATGTTCCTCAGGACGAAGAGCGAACGAATAAACGTTAATACCTTCATCAGGGTTACGAGTATGGGCTTGATAAGGTTGAACCCACGAAAAGTATGAACCTTCACGCTCAGAGAAACGGTCTTGGCCGTTGAGCTGCAATTTAGCAGTGACAACAGGGTTTTGTCCCCAACAATGCATATCAAGAGAAGTTTCAGTTAGGACAAAGGTGCCTGCATCAGAAACAGTTGATTGTGGAACACTGTGGGAGTGATTGTCGCGAACAAGCGATTGGATGACATCAGCAGACAATCCAGTTGTAACAAATGGAACAGCAGGACCACCAAGATTTGGCTCATTATATGGGTCAGTAGGACCATTCCAATATCCGGTAAAGTTAGGATATGCGTCTTCAGCACCTGCATCAGTGAAAAGACCACGGACATCAATAAATGCACGACTATCAGCAGCAACTGTCTGAGGACCGCCAAACGCGTGAATAGCGTTTGGTAAAGCATCAATCGCATCAGTATAGTTGAATGGTTGAGCACCTAGAACCTTGAAAAGGAGTGCATCACAAACAAGGGACGAGCAGAAATCAACGTTTTGATCAGGTTGAACAACCCAGATTAATTCTTTAACTGGATGATTGAAGTTGAGCTTAATTTTATTACTCGAACTACCTACTGATTCGTCACCAGTGAATTGTAATTGAGTAATAAGATATTCGTGTGGGTTTTGTGCCATTCTACGACGTTCATCAGTGTCAAGGAAAACATAATCAACATAAAGTGAAGCGGCAACAAGTGATTGATTGTATGCAATAGTTGCAGGAACTGGTCTTCCAGGAACATATTGCCCGGCTGTTCCAGTATAAGGGGTAGTATTACAATTTAATGTTGTAACTGCCCATAAACATTCATCAATTGGACGAATATCTAAATTGATTTTAACTTCGTGATATTGTAATGCAATCAATGGCAAGGCAAGACCTGGGTTACTACAGAACCAAAATTGAAGTGGAACATAAAGAGTAGTTTCAGGAAGAGCATTACGTGGAGCACAAACTTGACGTGGTGCAAGTGAGTCACAAGGTCCATCAACATCAGAAAATGATGGATCAGTAATGAAGGTAAGTTGGGTAGTATTACCAATCATTTTGAAATAACCACGCTGTTGTTCAGCAGTCATTGTAAGTTGGTTCCAGATATGCATCCAGTCACCATATTGACGATCAATGCGCTGACCACCAATTTCTACTTCAACCTGTGCAATAAGTTGTTCGCCAGGGAAATCTAACCAACGAGCATATACTCCTGAACCTTGACCAAGAACAATTGAGCCTAGACCCATAAGTTGGTTAATTTCAGGAAGAGTTACCTGAAGATAAGTACGGTAAGCCAAGTCTCCGTTTCTACTGATAACACATTGGACACGACGACCGAAATCTGCTTGTCCATTAAAAGTTTGCTCAATTGATTCAATTGAAAAGTTAGTATATCTGCGATACGTTACCTTCCAAAAAGTAATTTGAGGATTTCCTGTAAGATACACGTCTTGCGCGCCATAGGCGACGAGTTGCATTAATCCACCTCCCATTTTATAATAATGCTAAAGAAAAAAAATTTCAGAAAATAATTTAATTAAATTAATTAATTATATTATATTAAATGCATCAAACCAAAAATACAAATATTATTGTTTTAAAACTTTTCTAACATCTAAATTAGATTTTATAAATTTTTCTAAATAAGTTTTATCGTGGTATTCATTATTATTATCATGA